GTTGTATTAAATTCTACAAACGGTATTGAAATGCCCATGGAACTGATCAGTGTTAAAGAAAGTAAAGCAGGATCATTTACACAAGTTGTTCCAGAATATCGACGCTTAAAGAATCGATATCAAATGATGTGGGAACAAACTGACTGTGTTGAGTATTTAAAAACATCAGCAGTACTAGCAGCATACATTGATCAAAGTCTAAGTACAAATACTTTCTACAGTCCAAGACATTTTAGAGACGGAAAGGTTCCGGGTACATTGATTGCCAAGAATTTGATGTTGGCCTACAAGTGGGGTTTGAAAACTATATATTACTCACTTATAGACAAAGTAGGTAGTAAAAATATACTAAACACTCAAAGTGAACGATTAGTGGCGGTAGAGCCTATTACAATATATAGTGAAGAAGATGATTGCGAAGCATGTAAATTATAGGAACATTATGTCAAAAGAACAATACGATTTAACAAAACAAACAAACTATCTCAAACGTAAGATGTTTTTAGATCCAGAAGGTCCAGTTACAGTACAGCGTTTTGAAGAAGTGAAATATTCTAAGATTGCTAAGTTTGAAGAACTGGCACGTGGATTCTTTTGGGTGCCAGAAGAGATCAGTTTAACCAAAGATAAAATGGATCACAAGGATGCCAGCGATGCAGTCAAACATATCTTTACTAGCAACTTACTACGACAGACAGCATTGGACAGTATACAAGGTCGTGCCCCTGGTCAGATCTTTAGTCCAGTAATTAGCATACCTGAATTAGAAGCACTTGTTAGCAATTGGTCGTTCTTCGAAACAAATATTCACAGCAAGAGTTACAGTCATATCATCCGTAATGTCTATAGTGTGCCCAAAGAAGAATTCAACAAGATACATGACACTAAAGAAATTGTGGAAATGTCTGCCAGCATAGGTAGATACTATGATAAATTACATGAACTAAATTGTTTTAAAGAACTCAATCCAAAAACTGTAAGTGAAACAACCCATATCCGAGCAATTTGGTTAGCTCTTAATGCCAGTTATGCATTGGAGGCATTTCGTTTTATGGTATCATTTGCCACAAGTTTGGCCATGGTTGAAAACAAGATTTATATTGGCAATGGAAATATTATCAGCCTAATTTTACAAGATGAATTGTTACATGCAGAGTGGACCGCTTGGTTAATCAACAATGTAGTAAAAGATGATGAGCGGTTTGCCAATGTGGTAGAAGAATGCCGCGAAGAAGTATATACTATGTATATGGAAGTCATAGAAGAAGAAAAAGCCTGGGCAGATTACCTGTTCAAGAAAGGCCCTGTGATTGGACTTAATGCTACTATTCTAAAAGACTTTGTAGACTATACTGCATTTATGCGTCTTAAGGACATTGGTATTAAATACGCTGGAGAGCATCCGCGTAGCAGTCCCATTCCATGGTTTAACAAACATGTGAATATTGGAAAGAAACAAAGTGCATTACAGGAAACTGAAAGTACTAACTATGTTATTGGTGTGATGTCAGATAACGTTATGTATGACGAATTACCAGATTTATAAAAAGGAAAATAATGTCAGAGATTACAAGTATAGAATTTTCTGGTGATTGGTCTAATGACCTTGCCCAGATTTTAAAAAAGTCATTTGATAAAGCCGATCAAGTGCAACATAAATTACCAGAATATTTATTAAAAATGCATGGTATGAGTGGACAAAAATATCGTTCATTGATTAACAATTTAATTGAAATAATGCCTAATCCTAGATATTTAGAAGTTGGGTGTCATTCAGGTTCAACTTTTTGTTCGGCTATTTGGCAAAATTCATGTAAGGCATTGGCAATAGATAATTGGAGTATGTTTGGCGGACCAAAAGATCAATTTTTTAGAAACTTAGAACATTTTTCAAATTCCAATGTAGAGTCATCATTTATTGAAAGTGATTTTAGAGCTGTTGATTACACTAGTATTGGAAAATTTAATGTTTTTATGTTTGACGGGCCTCACGAGCAAACTGATCAATACGATGGAATTAAATTAGCATTACCTGCATTAGATGATACATTTATAATGGTTATTGATGATTGGAATTGGCCAGGCCCTAGAAATGGAACTATAGATGCTTTAGAAGGTTTAGACATTGAAGTGATTGCTGGTATTGTAATTAACACCACTGATGATAATACTCATCCTAATTGGTCGCATGAACATAGTGACTGGCATAACGGATATTATATTTCAGTATTGAGAAAACTATAAGGAGCAAATATGAAAGCAATATTATGGAGTAAATACAACTGCACGTTCTGCGATCAAGCACACGCATTGTTAAAATCCAAAGGTTATCAAATTGAAGAACGTAAAATTGGTGACGGATACAGTCGAGAAGAATTATTAGAAGAAGTTCCCAATGCACGTACACTTCCACAAATTTTTATTGAAGGTGCTCACGTAGGTGGTTTTACTGAACTCAGGGAGTACCTAAAATGATAGATGATGTTGAGCACGACACCATTACTTTGGATAGTACTTGGAACACAACAATAGCCCCGTTAACCAGTGCTCAAATAGCAAAATTAACTGCAACAACAGGTCCTTATCCCAGTCTTAATGTAGGTGTTGCCGGCGGCACAGGATTATATGGGTCTTTACCTGGATCAAGTGGTAGTAGTTATGTTTACACTACCAACAGCACATCACCTTGGCAAAACCTTACCATGACTAATAACAGCCACCCTTCATCACTGAATGTTAAGGGTGATGCAGAGTTCGAAGGCAAGGTAAAAGTAAATGGCCAAGATATTGGCGAGTTTATGGAAACAATCTCCAAACGTTTGGCTATACTTGTGCCAGACCCGGCTAAGTTAGAACACTTTGAAGCGTTGAAGAAAGCATACAATCACTACAAGATGCTGGAAAAATTATGCGAATTACCCAAAGAAGAAAAGGAATAAAAATGTTGAAAGTTAAAAACGTAGCCCCTGGCAATGTTGTAAGTATTAAAATACTAAATGGTGATGAATTAATTGCTAGATTAAAAGAAGAGTATGCTGACACAGTGGTACTAACTAATCCAATGGTGTTTACCATGACTCCAGAGGGCCCAGGCGTAGTTCCTTGGTTTGCACTAGGCGATAGTGCATTAGTAACAATTAAAAAGACTCATATATTTTCAATGATTAATGCCAAACTTGAAGCAACCCAAGAGTATGCAGAAAACATGTCTAAGTTAGAAAATGCCTAATCACATTCCAATTGTTAGTGAAATTGAGATTGACCTTAGTAAATCTCTGAATATGCAGAACCTGTATGAATCTACTGTAGCTTCTTTTTCTAACAATCCAAAGTATACTATAGAGGGTATTGCAATACCCATTGTATATGTAGAATGTAAAGAGTTTGGTGTAATTGATATTATTGGAGATATTAAAGCAGCATTGTCTAAACTTTATAATTATGCCATGCAAATATATTTCAAACCAATGTGGAATATATTAAACAAAATTATAGAAACAATAAAAGAGATACTGAGTATTGATATTTTAAAATTAATAAATCTAAAATTACCAATTTTAGATTTAGATGTATTTGATATGTTTAACGAAAACAAAGTCATCGATGCAGTAAAAGCAAAGGTTACTGAACTTTGGAATACCAGCAAAGAGAAATTACAGGAACTATTAAAATTATTGGACATTCCGTGGCCACCTTTTGAAAATGTAGAAAATCCACAACGTATTATTGAACAAATCATTGATTCTATAATGAGATCTTTGTGGTCAACTGTATTCAAAGTAATTGAAAAAATTGTTGGAGCAATTAAAACTGCTCTTGATTTATGGGATAGGATTATCAATAAGGGTCTTACAATATTTGGTTTATTGTGGCAAGAAGCTATAGATTTAGTATTTGGGAAACTTTTAGATTTATTGATTAATCCGCCTACTATGGAACAAATTAAACAATGGATCATTGAATTTGCCAAAGGCATATATGGCAAGGCTGTTGTAACCTATGAAGAAATAATGGCCGTAATCAAAGATTTTAAAATTCCAATTCTTGATATTAAACCATATGATTGGGAGTTACCCTACAACCCGCACCTAAGTGTTCCAGATTTGGATTTCCAACAGTTATTGGTTGATATCAAAACTTGGCTGAACAACTATGTAGTTTCAATTATTAAAGATTTTGTCAACAAAATATTGGAATTTATCAAAAAGATAATAGATGGACTAGATCTTAGTTTCCTAGTTTTAAAGATACCTTGTACGTTTTGTGCGGTTCAAAAGGCATTGACATAAACTGGATTACCGTGTATAATTAACACATGAAACAAAAGTTCATTGACTTATATATGGATTGGGCAGAACGTGCCGCCCAATTGAGTCATGCTCGTAGACTACAAGTTGGGGCAGTCATTGTCAAAGATGACACAGTTATCAGTTATGGTTACAACGGTATGCCCGCAGGTTGGGATAACAACTGCGAAAATATTATAGGATATAACATGGGTGAACCCATGCTCAAAACCAAGCCAGAGGTGTTACATGCTGAATCAAATGCTATTGCAAAATTGGCCAAAAATACAAATAGCGGCTTGGGCGCTGCTATGTTCGTTACCCACGCTCCATGTATGGAGTGTGCCAAACTTATATGCCAAAGCGGTATTGGGCACGTTCTATATCGCAACACTTATCGGGATTCTAGTGGCGTTAAATTTCTCGAACTATCGGGAATAAAAGTTGAGCAGATATGAAAAAAATATTTTATGAAAAGGTGGGTAGAAAATATGTTCCAGTTTCAGAATATGACAGCGATTATTTGGATAGCTTTCCAAAAGGTAATCACTTGGTTATGGTTTACCCCGGAGGCAGTAGTCGTAGGTTCAATATTGATCCTAACTACGCGGCTATGATTGCAGCTGGTCGGGTGGCAGAAGATGCCGTTTGCGAACAAATCCGCAAGCAGGCTGAAATGAAACCGATGCGTAC